TGATGCCACGGGTTACAACGCTCTTCCGCAGGTTTCCCGTCACATCAGGGATCAACTGCTTGTAGTTCCGCATGACCTCCTGCATCGCCTTGCGGCAGGCGGCATTCAGTCGAGGAGTAGCGTCCTCGCCGACCCTCGTGGCGGCCCGAAACAGAGCCTGGATGAGGTCATCTACCCCCTGGAGGCGGATTTGCAGGAAACCCTCGGTAGCCTGTCGGCCCGTCTGGCCCGAAGGCAGAATCCGCGGTGTCGTTCCCGCGATAGGTACGGCCATCAGGTCAACTCCCTCGCCAGCAACTCCGTCGCCTCGCCACGCTTCGTGACGCTGGCGATCTCCATCGTCCTGCCCTTCCAGATCACGCGGTGGGTGTGCAGCACGTCGTCACGCTTGCGGATGCGAATCCGGTGGGTCGCCACCACGTTGGCTTGCTGGGCCTGCATGATGTCCCTGCTCGAGAGGCCGTCCACGCTGGCCCAGACCGTCGCGACCGTCGTGTCCCAGTTGAGCGTCGTCTCGCCGGAGCGGCTGCGGACCTCCCGAGGTGACTGAATCGTGACCCGCTCTTTCATCTTGCCGATGTCGAGGGTCATGTAACCGTGCCCTCGCCAATCAGGATCACGTCATACCGCTGGCCGGCGGAGCCGGCCACGACCATCTCTCCGGGGGTCATCCCGGTGGCATCCGGGGCGACCGACAGGACCGCGCCGTCGGGCCGGACGTGGAATGTCCCCCCAAAGGCCCCGGCCGGCGTCGGAGTGAACGTCAGGGCCGCCGTCGATGCGTTCTTGAAGTACACCGCCTTCAGGGCCGTCATAGTCACCGTGCCGCGGTCGTCGGTCAGGCTGGCGGCGTCGAGCGTCTCGCTGGAGCCCGCCAGAGTCCGAGAGTCGCTCCAGGCCACCTGGGCCTGGTTTGCTCCCGTGCCGTCTGCGAGGGTCAGAGAGTACGTCTCCGGCGTGGCCCGCAGGGACTGCGAGATGCCGTCTGAGGACGTTTCGTGAGCCAGGATGGATAGCAATACCTGTGCGTCAATCATCGGTAACTCCCCCAGCCGGAGGCAGACATGAGCGTGTTGAACGTGTGCGGGACGGGGAGCACCTGCGAGTACCCGGCGAAGACGGGCTGCCGCATTTCGTACCAGTGGGCCACAAGGAGCAGCATCGCCTGCTTGAGGATCGCGGGGACGTTTGCCCCGCTGGCCCCGTAGCCGGCCTGCCACTGCACCGTGACGCTATTCTCGTCGCCTCGAACTGCCGGCCAGACGCCTTCATAGAGGGGATATACGCGGCCAGGGACGATGCTTGAGTCCACCTGGAACTCGTTGCTCGTCGAGAGCAGCGTCCGGTCGTTGCCGGCCTCGTCGCGGTAGGTGATCGTGACCGCCGCAGCGGCCATCGGGGGCCGCGGCAGGACGATCTCCCAGAGCGGAAACACGTCATACCGGGCCTGCCAAGTCTGTGTGATCATGGAGATGTCCAGCATCTCCTCGAGGTACTCGCGGGCGCTGGTGATCAGGGCCGAGATGTAGGTGTCGTCGTCCGAGATGTCGACGCGGGCCTGAGCCTTGGCCTCGGCGAGGCTGACGGGCTCGACGGCCGGCGGCGAGGAGCGGACGAGGCTCCGGTAGGGCGTGATCGAGGAGTCCGGGTGCTGCGGAGAGCCGTAGACGATCGTGACGGTCATTTGCCCTTTCTCCTCTTGGTGGGCCTCTTGACGACTGCTCGCTCAATGTCCTCCGTCGGCGCCACGGCCCGCTCGACCGACTGATCCTCGACGGGGACGACCAGGCCGCGGGCGATCATCACCCTCGCCATGCCGTCGCCCCAGTCGAAGACTTGGCCGATGCGGTATCCGTTGAAACTCTTGGCGATGCGAATCTTCACTTCACGAACCCCCATGCTCCCTCGGGCGGAGTGCGGTCGTGGTTCCAGAACTCGGTGCTGTGCTGTTGAACCTTGCCGCCGTCGGCCGTCCTGCTCGGCCAGGTGATCATCAACTCGGCGTGGCCGACGCTGACCTGGGTGGCGATGCCCAGTTTGTTGCCGGCCTTGTAGAAGTTCTTCCAGAACCGGATGTCCTCGTCCAAGTGCCCGCCCCGGAAGTCGCCGCGTTCGCTGGCCTCGGCGATGAACCAGGGCTTCGGCGTTTTCTTGAGTGCTGCGGTGCGGATGAAGGTGCAGCCGAAGTGGGCCGTCTCGACCAGTTGGACCGGCTTCTGAAACCACTCGTCCTCGACGGTTGTCTTGTCCTCCGGCTTGATGCCGGGGAGCGCGAACATGACCGTGTTTGCCTCCCGCTTTGTCTGGAGCGGGGCGATCGCATCGACGCCGGAGTACATCATCAGCGTCAGGAGGGCTTCGACCGTCTTGGCGGTGAAGATTGTGTCGTAATCGAACGTGAGAATCACGTCGTTACTGTCGATTACATCTTCAATTACATTCTGGAGGCATTGGCCCCAGAATGCACCCGTGTATTTGATCGGGGAGATGCGATGAGGGGCCAGGGCCTGCGAGACGCAGAAGAAGTTGTCGGTGAAGCCGAGGCGTGGACAACTCATCAGAGCCGCCACCTTGACCTCGGCCTCGCAGTCACCAACGCGAACCAGCATATCGACGCTCCTTGTGGGAGCGGGCGCGCCTCCTTGCGCCTTTGCCGGCCGTCCTGGCCGTCCCGCTATGTACGGGACTTAGCCAACCACCCAGCCGATCACGCCCTTGCCGGTGGCGTCGGTCGGGGCGACCTCCGCACGGCTCAGGCCGGCGACGATGCCGAGGGTCGCAGTGGCGCCGGGCGTCATGCTGACCTTCAGGTATCGCTTCTTGGCCTTGCAGTCGATGTCAAGCTGGACGATCGAGGCCGAGTTGGTGTCGCTGACCGCGGGGATCGTGAACCCGCCGGTGCCGCCACCAACCAGGGCCGTCACCTCGGTGTAGTCGGAGTTGTTATCCGACTCCTCGACCTTCAGGACGCTGGCGAAGACGGTCGAGGCGTTGCTGGCGCGGATCGCCGAGACGCTGACGTGATCGTATCCGAGGCGATCGATCGTCAGGGTGCTGGTGGCAGTGGCGCCAACAACGGCCGTCGGAAGGGCAGCCGCGAACTTCTCAAACTGAGCGTGGATCATCTAAAAGAAACTCCTTGGTTGTCGGCTATCAGGAGCCGGCGGTCTTGAGAGCGATCACGGGGCCAGCCTCAGTCGTGGAGCCGAGGCTGTGATGGTTGATGTCGAAACGCATCGTGCCCTGAAGCAGAAGCTGATCGTTGACGGCGTACACCTGATCGTAGAGGCGAACGCTGAAGTCACGCCGGCGGGCGTAGATGCTGGACAGGCCGAAGTTCCCGAAGAGCACCTTGACGGCCGAGGCGTCGGCCCCGAGGGTGCTGTTAAGAACATGGACCAGCCTGATCGGATATCCCAAAAACGACTCGCCAGCGGCGTTGCCGACGTTCTCGACGGTGTTTCCACCGGCGGCATACTTCAGGCGAGCGATGCTCGCGGCGTAGCCGGCCGGAGAGACGTACCAGGCGGCCCCGGCACGGGCGTAGATCGGCAGCTTGCCCATCGCACCGAGGAAGTCCTCGATGTCGAGCGTCTCGAACGACGTGTTGCCGCTGGCGGCCGAGTGGACGCTGGCGGTGTAGTTGCCGTCGTTGATCTTGTTGACCACGCCGTTGATGCCACCGTAGGTGCCCTGGGTTCCGTCCCCGAGCCAGCCGCAGAGGTCGATCTTGTAGGCGAGCGAGGTGGCAAACTCAGTCGCGACCGAATCTGCAATCGAGACGAGAGCGTCTTCGACGATCTCGGTGCTCATCCGGCAGGAGACGGCCAGCTTCTTGGCGACCAGGCTGACGTTCGCGTAGGTCGGCTCGCTCTCGGTGATCGCCGAGCCCTCGCCCACGAAGTAAGCCGTCGTGCCCGTGACCCGCTTCGGGATCACAAGCGTGTCGCGGGTCATCGTCACGTTCTCCGCAGCGGGCGGGAACGTGCCGTACTCCTCTACGAGACGGATCACGCGGGAGGCGAACTCCTCGGGCACCAGGGCTCCGCCGGTCGCGTTGCTGCCCTCGCCCATCGCGCGGGACTCAACGCCGTGGTCGCGGCACCACCGGATGTCGTCGGCGTTCTTGAAGACCGTCGCACGAAGCCACCGGCCGCAACGATACGCGCTCTCGACGGACTCGGGGCCCTCGTTGAAGGCCCGCAGAGACGTATAGTGCGGCTGAATCGGACGGATCTCGACCTTCCGCTCCTCGACGGGGGCGGGGGCGACTGGGGCCGGAGTGGCCTGCTCGACGACGGCTCGGAGTTCCTTCTCCTTGTCGGCGAGGCGGCCCTCGAACTCGAGGTCGGCCTTGACCGTGTCGGCCTCTTCGGACAACTTCCGAAGCTCGGCGGTCTGCTCTTCCGACCGCTCGTCGATGTCGGCCAGTTCGGTCATCCGAGCGGCGATCGCCGCGGCACGGTCCTGAAGTCGCTTGAGATTCGAGGGCATCTTTGGCCTTGCTCCGTTGTTGAGCCGGCCAAAAACGCAAATGCGGCGGCCGGCGGGTGTTCCCGCTAGCGCGCCGCGACGTGAATCCTCACGCTGCTCGTGCTGTTACTCGCCGCCTCCGCGACGAGTCTTGTCTATACCTGTAGCATACCTGCCGACTCACTTGCCGTGCAAGGGAGTGCGGAGAATTGTTGCCTTGAGGGCGGCGATCTTCGCGAAGACCTGGCCGTCGATGTCGATGTCGTCGTGCTCGGTGAGCATCGTCTCCGGCTCGGAGATTGCTTCCCTGGCCTCCTCGAACTGCTCGGTGTCGGCCGAGACTTCGACAGTAATGTTCGCCGCTCGCTCGCGGTCCATCTCAGCAACCTTGCGAGCGGACCAGTTCTTGGCGGCGTTTCCACCCCAAAGAAGCCACGCGACGAAACCGGGCTTCTCCTCGCCGGGCGTGTCCCAGCCTGGGGACTTGCTGGCCGACTCGTGCCGAGCGAACCAGGCATTCATCTCCCGAATCCAGTCCTCGTTCATCTCTTCGCGACGGGCCAGCCGGTTGGCTCGGGCGACCGTCTCGGGCTTGAGGCCGTCGCCGCTCTTGCCCTCCTCGTGGAGCCGGAGCCCGCGGCGGGCCGCGGACGCCATCCCTGCGGTGGGCTTCATGCTGACCGCCCGCTCGTCATCGTCGGAGGGCTCGGGCAGCGGGTCGATCTTGGTCAGCGTCGTGGCCCGATGCCCGACCAGGCGGTCAGTCTCCTCCCAGCCGTCCCCGTCTCGGTCATAGATGCGAATCAGGACGGCGGGATCGTCGGGCGTGCCGTTGATCGTGAAAGACGAGTCCGGCACCTCGATCTGGCCGTCGGTGACGATCCGCGTGATCCGCCCCTGTGACTTGCCGTTGGAAAACTCCCACTCGACGAAGTCGCCAACGCTGATCTCGTCGGCCTCGGCTCGAGCCTCCGCCTGGGCCATCTCCAGGGCCCGCTTGCTGACGTAGGTTTCGGTGGCGAGATACGCCGGAGTATCGACGGGGCCGGCGTCGCCGAGGTAGGAGAATCGCTTGATTCGGCGAATCATCCGGCCGTCTGCGTCCCGCTTCCACTCTTCGTCAGCAGGTCGCGAACGGAAGGCGAAGCTCGATCCGCGGACATCACCTCGAGAAATCAATTCGACGACGGCTTCTGCCGACTTAGGCGGGTCAATCTCGTACCGCAGGCCCCGCTCGTCGACCATCAACCGCATGGTGCCGCTGGAGGTCCGGCCGATCACCTGAGTGTGGTTGTACTTGCCGAACACGTCGGGGTTCGACCGCATCACGTCGTCGAAAGCACCTCGCTCGATGATCTCGACGAAGCCGCCCA